ATAGGCAAATTATTTTATATAAAAATATATCTCTTGTATCACTGAAATATTCCTGTAAGATAATATATTATACATAAAACATTTGGAGTAAAATATGGATAATGAAAAAAAATCACCAAGAGAAATCTTTGCTGAGAAGTATAATCTTACTAAAAAAGAGGACTTCTACCTACATACACAGTCTGGCAAGTGGATATTAAAGCATGATGCCTGTGAAAAAATACATGGTATAGAGAAAATGTCTAAACCAAGCATTAATGTCATTACTGATGACAATGAAACAGGAACATTTATGCTAATCAGCGTAAAACATGGGGATCTTGAATGGGAAGATGTTGGAGAAGCTACCCCTAAAAACTGTGTTAGCAAGTATTATCGTAGTATGGCTTTTAAGAGAGGTCTTGACAGATGTGTCTTAAAACTATTGAAATCATACGAGTTATTCTATTCTGATTCAGAGATAGAGTCTACAAACTCCACACAGAAAACAGACAAGAAACAAAATTCTGAGAATGAGTTAGACAATCATGGCAAATAACCATTATAACTTGTCGGCTAGTCAGTTTATTGATTATCTAGGCTTTAATAAATATATTAAAGGCACTCAAGGGTTAACCAAGAGGAACACTAAGTTAAATTCTGACATTTCTGGAACACCTTTAGAGGTTTCAAGCTTTGTAAAGCCTTTTGGTATCTATGGATCTGACCATGAGGTACACGCTTTAAAATCCTATGCAGATTTTAGAGGGTTTAAAGGCAAAGACTTTAATTTTATTCTTGATAACCAGAAATCTTTTGAAGTTCATAATTGGACACAGATAAGCAAGGGTTTTGTAAGCATTAGTGCAACACCTGATTTTATATGTGATGATTTTAGTACGATAGGAGAATGTAAAGCTGGTGGCATGGGTAAAGGTTATACTTTAGAGCAGATTATGGAAAAATATATACCACAAATCTATGGTCAGCAATTAGTCTTAAAAATGCTGAGATATCCTATCAAGAAAACTCACTTTGTTAATTGGGGAGAAAATTTTGTGCAAGTGTACGAGATTTTACCTAATTTAGAGTATGAAAAATATTTGGTCGAGCATTTAGCAGATTACACAGACCATTTAATATCGCAAAAGGAATTTACAGAAAAGATCAAAAAACTTGATGTAGATAAAGACAAATTTAAACTAATATGGAGAAAATAATGGATAAATTATTAGATGTTTTAGAGAAAATAAAAATGACTGACATTCCAGAGCAAAAGAAAATAGCTATTGCTAAAAAACTGATAGCTGATGATCTAAAAGCAAGAATAAATAACTTAAAAGGAGAAAATAATGGAGAAAGGTAAACCAACATATCTCAATATGTTCTTTAATACAGATACATATGGGAAGACAATAGATGATGTTTTTAGCCAAATTGAAAGGACTAAAGAAGAAACTGGGAAATCACCCAGACCATTATTATCGAACAATAAGTGTCAGATTTCTGAAACTGTAACCATTCCAGCAGGTACAGACTTAAATGTTACCTTATGGCTAAATGAACGTAATGGAAAGCGATCTGCCAGTGTGAGCATTAAACTAGCAGAAGAATATCAAGGCTCTGGTGGTGGTGGCTACAGAAAATCATCTGGTAATCAAGGCAAATCTATAGGTGAAGATACATCTATGTTTGGTAAGCCACCTAGAAATGATGATGATAGCGATTCAGGAGTACCCTTTTAATGGCGTATAATAAAACCTATTACAATTTAAATTCTGAACATATAAAATCTTACAACAAGATTAGGAGAGAATCTAACCCTAAAATTAAGGAAAATGAACGAAAAAGTTATAAATTACGAGCCGATGAGTTCAAACTTAGAAGTAAAATTCAACATCTCAAGGGAAAAATGGCATGGGAAATGTTATCAAAAGCCAAGAAACAGTTGGTTTTAGCAGAAATATCAGAAAAACTAGGTGTTGATCTGAATTAGTAGTTGATATATGAAAATATATCTGTAGTATATTAGTTAATGGGATAGATAAGTTACAATCAGGTTCAAGGGTTTGAATAAAGTACCTTGTTACGAATGGTCTTTCTTATCTATCCTTAACTAACATTGGAGATAAATGAATATGATGACATTTGACAAAGTAAAAATTACGGCTATTAGAACAAAAGAAGATTATTATTGTGATAAAAAGAAAAAAAGACTCAAATATGCAACACCCAAAGTATATAAAAAGGTAATGTTTGAAGATGATATTTATGAGCTAGGAGAACTTTATAGAGAAATGAAGAACTGTCATGAGAGAAAATCATACGATTCTAAGCTAGTAGTATCTTTTGAAGTTAGCGTAGATTATTAGGCTTTTACATTAATAAATTAACATTGGAGATATAAATGAAAGTCAAAGATTTAATAAAAATGCTGAAAAAAACTAAAGCCGATAAAGTTTTCTTTACCTTAGTTAAAGATTATACAGAAGATAATAACTCTGGGAATTTATCTCATTTAGGAATAATTGGTGAAAATTATGGAGAAGACGAAGATACTATTGAGATAGGTTTTGAACAAAAATATTAATAAATTAACATTGGAGATATAAATGAGTAAAGATATAACTGAAATGCTAGATGATATGTGTGAAAGCTATTATGGACATAAACATTGGGCTTTTAAAGACACATTAACAAAATCAGAATTAAAAGATATTAGAATTGATAAGTCAGCAGACATTATGCCAAGTATAGTGTTTTTTAATGAAGATAGGAGAAATGAATATGAGTAAACAACAACACGAAGAAAGACAAGAGCAAATAATCGAAGAAGTATCTTCGCTAACTATAGATGAATTTCAAACTGAATGTGAAAATTATAAGATAGAGGGCGTTCAAAGTATTGATGAAATGGTTAATCAGCTAGTACAATCTAAAATGGAATTGGGAGAATAGATATTTCTAAAGGATCACGCCAAAGAAAGAGCCAAACACCTGATTCTAAAGTATCAGATAACTGGAGTAAGATATTCAACAAAGCCAAAGATATACCTGAGTTAAATGTAGAATGGCAGTGTTATTGCAATAAGATCAATGAAGTTAGGGAATTTTATTGTTTAGACTCAAAAGTCTTTACAGAAAATGACCGAGAGAAATTCGCCAAAGCTCACAAAAAGAAGTACAACATTTAATTTTCCTCATAGGATCACATGGAAG